AATTTTGGAAGTTTTACCCGAAAAAGAAGGGGCGCAAGGACGCTGCCAAAGCTTGGGCGAAGCTGAAGCCGAACGACGAGCTACACCAGACTCTGATCACCGCCCTGGGCAGTCACTGCATTTCCGAGGACTGGACCAAGGACGACGGACGGTACATCCCGAACGCCGCCACCTGGCTGAACGGTGAGCGGTGGCACGACGTACTTAAGCCTGCCGGTGTCAGCTCAAGCTCGGCCTTTCACGGCCTGCCAAACCATACGCAAGAGATGTATCCGGAGGTGAAGAGTGGCGCAAATTTCTAATTTTTGCAGATCGCCTCGAGTCCGCTTCTTTGACCTCGAATGTCCGTTGCATGGCTCGGTGAGCAGTTCCGAGATTGAGCAATTCGACGGCTCTGTGATGACTCGTGGTTGCAAGCATTGCCACTGGGAGGCTTTGCACACAACTCCGAAGTCCACGGAGGCTCACATCCTGGCGAAGGGTAGGAAGAAGGCTGAAGACCTGAACAGGCTGCTCGTAGGCTCTGGTATCTCCCCACGTTTCAGCGGGTGCACATTCGACACCTACAGGACCGTCGAAGGGGGCGCGGCTATGGCCAAGGCTCTGGATGCCTGCAAGGGTTATGTTGGCCAATTTACCGATAACTACGCTGCCGGCCGCTCACTTGTCCTTTCCGGCAACGTCGGTAACGGCAAAACCCATCTTGCGTGCGCGATGGTCCAGGCGGTCATCCGTGAGCACGGGGCTCAAGCAGTAATCGCCACAGCAGCTGAGATCATCCGCGTCTTCAAGGGAGCCATGGATCGAAGCGCCGAGTATTCGGACAGAAATGTCCTCGACGAACTGGCGAGCTTCGACTTGCTGGTGATTGATGAGGTCGGTGCTCAAAGTGGCAGCGCGTATGAGCTTGGCGTTCTTCACGAGGTGATCGATCGGCGCTACCAACTCGTCCTGCCGACGGTATTAGTTTCCAATCTTGTAACCGCGGATCTCGCTCGTTACATCGGGGATCGCGCGTTGGATCGCTTGCGGCAAGCGGGCGGGCAAGCTATCGGTTTCAACTGGGCATCTGCACGAGGTGCAGTATGAGCCGCGAACTGTTCAGCATCGAGGCAGAACACGGCGTCCTTGGCGCAATCATGTTGGACCCGACGCTGTTCGACGAAATTACCAGCAAGGTAAAGAGCTCGTATTTTTATGACCTGGAGAACGCCGCGCTGTACCAGGCGATTCTCGATTGTCATGCAACGGGAGATCCCATCGACGCGGTAACCGTTGGACTGTTTCGTCCCCGGTTGCCGAGCGGTGATAGCACGCTGGCCTTCGCTGCAGAGATCGCCAAAAACATCCCTAGTGCCGCCAACTGGAAGGCGTATGCGCGTCACGTTCGAGAGCGTGCCGTACTGCGCCAAGTTGTCCAGGCTGCCGACGTGATTCGAGAGCAAGTCAGTGAGGACAGATCGGTGGCTGAGATCATAGCGTTGGCTCAGCAGGCTACTGCCGACCTACGCGACCTAGACGACGACCATCCTAAGTATCACCGTCTGGACCATGTCATGGGGCAGGCAGCTGAAGGCGTCAATGATAAACATCTTGGCCTTCGACCCGATTGGCCTTCGACCGGGCTCCAAAAGCTCGACGAGTTAATACAGGGGATTCGTCCGAAGAAGGTGACCATCATCGCCGGCCTGCCAGGTAGTGGGAAAACCACCCTGGCGCTGCAAATTGCGCAACACAACGCCTGTGTTGCGAAGTTGCCGTGGTTGGTGTTCTCGATCGAAATGCCGGGTGAAGAATTGGGTGTGCGCGCTATCGCGTCCCTCGGTGGTGTGGACCTGCGGCGGCTCGACAATCCGGAGAAGATGCAGGATGACGACTGGGCTCGAATGGTCGGAGCTGTAGCCAAGGCGCACGGAGCTCCGCTGTTCATTTGTGACGATCCGCATCAGACCCCGGCGAGCATTCGATCAACCGCAAGGCAATGTCAGCGTGAGCACGGCCTGGCCGGAATCATGGTCGACTATCTCGGTTTGGTTCAGTCGGAGCGAAGAGGTCGGACGCGCAGCGAGGAAGTCGGTGCGATCAGCAAGGCGCTCCTCCGCCTGGCGAAAGAGCTCGACGTTCCTGTCATCGAGCTTTCACAGCTGAATCGTGACTCCACAAAGCGTGTGGGCAAAAGGCCTCAGGCGAGTGATCTGCGCGACTCCGGCGAGATCGAGGCTGATGCCAGTTGCATCATCCTGGTTCACCGCGACATGGATAGCGAGGAGGGCCAGAACGGCGTAACCGAGTTGATCATGCCCAAGTGTCGACACGCGAAAGTCGGCAGCTGTCTTGTCCAGCAACAGGGGGAGTACGGTCGCTTCGTCGACTTCTGCGGCAATTCGAATCCATCCGATGAGGAGGTCGAAATGAATCGTCCCTTCGTCAGCAAGTACAGGGGGAAAGCACAATGAACGATCAAAGCGCCGCACCGATCCCGCGTAAAAGCATGAGTGAACTGGAACGGGTATTTTTGAAAGTCGCCGGTGGAGAATTTGCCCAGATCAAGATCGGCGGCGCTGCAGCTTTGGCGTGTCTCCTGGACATGGTTGCCAGCTGGCACGGGAGCCGAGCAGAGATCGGTTTCCACGACTTCGGCCAGCGTTGGTTGATTGAGGGTAATGCAAAGAGCAAACCTGCCGATCGCTTGCTTCGCGACCTGTTCGGCCTTAGTGATCCAGACCCGAGGAAGGCCTAATGAAGAAGCGCACGTATATCGGCAAAGCCTTGGGGGATACCGAGTGGATGCTGGAGCAATGGGGCTATTGGCGGATGGATGGCATGGGGGTGCCACGGTACGTTTCCCCGCTCTATGTCTTGATGCGCGACAACACACAGTGCCATGGAGGAGTGAAGGAATATTCAGTGACCGATGATCTGGCCTTAGTGTTGGATGGGGCAGTCGCTCGACTAACGAAGCGCGATCAGCAGATGGGTAATTTTATCTGGCTGTACTTCGGCGCAAAATGGCCGGCACTGCGGATCGCCAGGGAACACGGCATAGGTGAGGCGAAGGCGCGGGAGGTCATTAAGGCTGGAGTCGCCTGGATTGATTCAGCGCTGGAGACGATTCGCGAGGCGGCGTAAAAAGTCCTTTCCTCGCGGATAACGAACTGTTTTCATAGCACGGTGTTCAGCTTTTCAAGCGCGACACCACAGCTAAAGCCCGACCACTGCGTTGGGCTTTTTTGTTTTTTGGCTCCCCACGCCTATTGCTCCAGGCTTGATGCTGTTGGATCCGTTTGTTTAAAGTGCTTCGAATGCTGCACCGACATCGATAGGATGGCGCTCGGCCCAATTGGGGCGATCATCTACGACATGAGAGGCGGCGTGACATGGAAGGGTTGGGGCTTTGGGACGTAGTAAAAATCGCCGCCGGCAGTGGCGTTGTAGCCGCTGGCATCAACCAAGGAGTTCAGTTTTGGAAGGATCGGAACAAGCAGAAAGGCGATGCGCAATATTGTGCTGTTCAGCTCATCTCGAAGCTTGAACTCTTTGGAGTTGAGTGCTCTCACAACGTTGAATGGCATGAACGGAGAATTCAGGAGGCACCACACTACCAAGACATGACCGACACCTGCAGCATGCCCGACCTTACTTGGTCTGAGGACAAACTTGATGTTTTGCAGGCTTCGGTTAGTTCCCGGATGGTATGGCTTTCAACTGAGATTCGACTTGCAAACGCAAAAGCCTACGACAACTTCGATCACGACCCAGATCCTGAAGGCTTCGCATGGGACCGCGTCAGCGTTGTTGGGTATTTCGGATACAAATCGCTGATTCTTGCCGACGAGTTGCGGAGGATGTACAACCTCCCTCCGTTGATTTCAGATTGGAGCCTCGATCAGAAAAGTCGGTATCTAAAGCGTTTTTGGGAGCGAGCGAAAACGAATTTGAAATAGCGCCGCTTTACTTCCCGCACGGCTGGCGACTTTTCCCACTTTTCGTACTTCACCCAGCGCGAATACACCCCAAAACCCGGCCATTGAGTCGGGTTTTTTTATGGAATATCTGTGAGAATCGGTAACCACCATCAATCGGATGTGACAGATGTTCGCTCTTGCAATCTCACTCATTGATTTCGAAGAACTTCCAAACCATTTTGTTGCCATCGCCAAGGCATACCAGCCAAAAAAGAAGGTGCCTGGACCATTTTGGGCTGTGTGGTGTAGAGGGAAAATCCTGGCGATCTACCTGGATCCCAATGAGGCCCTCGCCCATATGCTAAGTGTCCAGAAAATGCTGGAAGCGGGTGAGACACCCCGCAAACAGACAATTGATGATGTGAACACTCTCGTGCTTAACCTTCAACGGCGGTTGGCAGCAATATCCCGGGCCAAATCTTCGGACTCAGACGTTTCCCCGTAAGCGTTCTGTCAAAAAATCATAATCTTAAAATTCCAAGCCTCGCCACAGTGCGGGGCTTTTTTATGCCCTGAATTCATCGCTGCCCCTCCAGCGCTTGGCCGCTCACACCGGCCTTTTTTATTCCCCAACGCCGAGACCCACGAGGCGCCCATGAGATCGCAAGCCATGTCAGAGCCCGGACCGTTGACCGCATTTGGTGGTATCGCGCTCTACAAGCTCGGAGCCTTCGGTTTCGTGGCTGTACTCGCAGCAATCGTCGTGATGGCCATGACGCTCCCGAAGACAGTTCGGGAGTTCGTTGTCGCCATGATCAGCACCACCGTATCCAGTATCTGCGGTGGCGCCTTCGTGGTGCGCTGGTTCGATCTTGGAGTCTGGGCGCATGACGACATAGGCCTGATTGCGATCGGCGGCATCATCTTCGTCTGCGGCCTTCCTGCATGGGTATTGGTCCGCGCCTGGTTCAAGTGGGCAGAGAATCGCAAGGACAAGGATCTAGCTCAGCTCGCCACTGACCTGACTGACCTGAAGAAGACCATCACCAACAGCATCACGCCGCAGTAACTCGGAGCGCACATGAACCTCATTCCCCAATGGCAACAGCTCTGGAAGATGTACAGCGTGCAGATTGCCGCGATCCTGGTCGCGTTGAACGCTGCAGCTACCTACTGGCCCGCGCTGCAAGGTGTTGTGTCCCCAGGCGTGTTTGCCTCTGTGAACGCATTGCTCGGCGCTGCGGTGATCATCGGTCGCATCATCAAACAAGATCCTCCGGCTGCGTGACATGCCTCGCCAGATCAAGGTCCGCGCCTATCTGCCGTGGTGGTTCAGAGCCTACGTCCGTGCTGTCTACGCATTCGCCTACATGGCAGGGCTTGAGGTTGACGAAGAGGTCATTCGCGCTCAGGCCAAGCCGCTCACGCGCTACAGAGAGGTTGAGTGATGACCACGATCGCCTACAAGGACGGGATCATCGCCTACGACTCGCGTGAGACCCTCGGCACCACCATCGTCGATGACGACTGTGACAAGTGCCAGGCTCGGGATGGTGTTCTGTTCTTCTGCACAGGGTCATCTCCCGACTTCGAGGCCCTGCTGGCCGCTTACTTCGGTGAAGTGTCTTCGGTGGTTATCGAGGCCGGCGGCGTAGCCCTGGATAAAGGCGCCTTGTGGCTTCTCGGTTACAGCGAGACCACGGGGTTCTGGAAGGATCGGCTGAGGATGGATAACCCCTGGTCGGTTGGATCGGGCTCGCCACACGCTCTCACCGCAATGGACATGGGCGCATCTGCCTACCAAGCCGTAGAGATGGCCATGAAGCGCGATACAGGCACTGGCGGAACAATCCGCACGTTCACCATCAAGGCCGAATAACTGAAGGACTCCAACATGACAGCCAAGCCCGATTGGGAGGCGATCGAAAGCGCCTATCGGGCCGGCTCGCTTTCACTGCGTGGTATTGCAGAGAAGTACGGCACCAACGAGGGAACGATCCGCAGTCGAGCCAAGAAGTATGGCTGGTTGCGCGACCTCACTGAACAAGTCCGCGCTGCAACCAATGGCAAGCTTTCACGCAATGCTTCACGCACTGACGCCACGCTGCGTGAAGACTCCGAGATAGTTGAAGAGGCTGCTGATGAGGCGGCCTCTGTTGTACTGGCTCACCGTGTTGATCTCGGTCACTGGAGAGCGATCGCCAACAAGCTGCGTGTTGCACTGAGCAGCGTGGTGGTTGACGAAGAGAACATGGGCGACTTCTCCCGGGCCTTGAACGCTGGCGTCGATGCTCAGCTCAAGGTCATCAAGGGCGAGCGCCAGGCTTACAACCTCGGCGACGACAATGGCGAGGGTGACAAAGGCGACACAGTAACGAGAATTGAACTGGTCTCGATGTAATGGCGGTCGCTCAACTCAAGATCCCTGAGAAACTGATTCCAGTGTTCCAGGGTGCGGCTGACGTTCGTGGCGCGTTCGGCGGTCGCGGCTCAGGCAAGACACGCAGTTTCGCCACAATGCTCGCAGTTCGCGGCTACATGTATGGAAAGCAGGGGGTTAAAGGGATTCTGCTCTGTGGTCGCCAGTTCATGAACTCGCTGGCCGACTCTTCCTTCGAGGAGTGTGTTCGGGCTATCGAAGAGGAGCCATTCCTAAAGGCCTATTACGAGATCGGCGACACGTACATCAGAAGTCGCGACAAGCGCATCTGGTTCGCGTTCGCCGGTCTCGACCGCAACATCGCCTCGATCAAGTCGAAAGGTCGCATCCTGATCTGCTGGGTTGACGAAGCCGAGCCGGTCACTGATGAGGCATGGACAACGCTGATCCCCACGCTTCGCGAAGAGGGTGAAGACTGGAACGCTGAGCTTTGGGTCACCTGGAACCCGAAGCGCAAGAAGGCACCGGTTGAAAAGCGATTCCGCTTCATCAAAGACAGCCTGATTAAGGTTGTCCAGCTCAACTGGAAAGACAACACGCAGTTCCCGGCAAAGCTTGAGCGAGATCGTCAACGCGATCTCAAAGAGCAGCCAGAGCAATACCCGCATATTTGGGATGGTGCTTACGTGACAGCGCTCAAAGGTGCCTATTTCGCCAAGCATCTGATCAAGGTGAAAGAAGAGGGCCGTATTGGCTTCTTCCCTGCAGATCCGCTGATGACTATCCGCTTGGTCTGCGACATCGGCGGGACTGGCGCCAAGGCGGACAACTTCGTCATCTGGGCTGTTCAGTTCATCGGGATGGAGATCAGGCTTGTTAACCATTACGAGGTTTCAGGCCAGCCCATAGATGCACACCTTGCTTGGTGCCGTCGGAATGGCTACGTGCCAGGCCGAGCGCAGTTCTATCTGCCTCACGATGGCTCGACACAGGACAAGGTCTATGACGTGTCCTATGAGTCTGCGCTGACGGATGCTGGATACGACGTAACGGTGATCCCAAACCAAGGCAAGGGCGCCGCAATGATGCGCGTAGAGCGCGCTCGCGCCCTGTTCCCGCAGATACGTTTCCATGAAGAAACCACGGAAGACGGTCTCGCCGCTCTCGGCTGGTATCGAGAGAAGTGGGATGAGCAGCGCGATATTGGTCTCGGGCCAGAACATGACTGGTCAAGCCACAGTGCCGACGCTTTCGGCCTGGTCTGCGTCATCTGGGAAGAGCCGAAAGAATCGCAACCCCTCAACTATCCAAAGCTCAACAACGCATAAGGGCATGAAATGACTAAGGGTCTGACCGAGGACGAACTTAAGGCCTTGGTTGAGGCCGAGATGCGCCAGTCGCTTGGGTATTCATCGTCCAAGCTGAGCCAGGCGCGGCAGAAGTCGATGTATTACTACCTCGGCATGGCGGTGGGTGATCTGTCGCCGCCAGAGGTCGATGGGCGCTCGTCTGTGGTCTCTACCGACGTGCGCGACACCATTGAATCGATGCTGCCTCAGCTCATGGTCACGTTCATGGGCTCTGACACTGTGGCCGAAATGGAAGCGACCAAGCCCGGCGACGAGATGAAAGCCGAGCAGGCGACTGAATACTGCAACTACCTGTTCACCAAGAAGAACAACGGGCACCGCATCGCCTACACCTGGATGAAGGATGCACTGTTGCAGAAGAACGGCATCATCAAGGTCTGGTGGGATAAGCGCAATGAAGAGACTCGCGAGGAATACCGCGGGATGTCTGATGTCGAGCTGGCTCAGCTCCTGGAAGACGACGAGGTAGAAGTCACGGAGCAGTCCACGTCTGTAGACGAGGATGACGCCGAACAGCGTCAGCAGGCGATTGCCCAGCTGATGCAGCAGGCCCAGGCTCAGCCGCAGTCCGCACCTCAGATCATGCAGCAAATCCAGCACATCGAGTCGTTGCCGCCGAAGCTAGTCTATGACGTCGTCTGCAAACGCACCAAGACCGAGGGCAAGGTCTGCATCGAGAACGTGCCACCCGAAGAGTTCCTGATTGCGCGCAACGCCAAGGACATCGAATCATCCAGTTTTGTTGGGCAGCGCGTGCAGTACTCAAGGTCTGAACTGAAGTCGATGGGCTACAAAAACGTCGACGATCTCACCTCGCAGGATGGCGATCAGGCCGTGAACTCCGAGCGCGTCCAGCGCCTTAGCTATAACGACGAGAACGCTTACGCCGATGACAACGGTGATGGCGACAAGAGCCAGGACATGATCTGGGTCGTTGAGTCCTATGTGCGCTGTGATTATGACGGTGATGGGATTGCTGAGCGGCGCAAGGTCACGATGGCCGGCAACGTGCTTCTGGACAACGAGGAAGACGACGGCGTGGCGTTCATCTCGATCACGCCCGTTCCGCTGCCTCACCAGTTCTTCGGCCTCTCCATTGCTGATCTGGCCATGGAGAGCCAAAAGACCAAGACCAGTATCCTTCGCGCTCAACTCGACAACATGTACCTGGCCGTGAATGGCCGGTATTTCGCCGTGGAAGGGCAGGTCAACCTTGACGACCTGCTGACCTCGCGCCCAGGTGGAGTCGTGAGGGTCAAGGCAGCCGGCGCTGTTGGCCGTCTCGATCAGGGCGCACCAGACATTGGCAACTCCATGCAGATGATGGAGTACATGCAGCAGGACTTGGAGAACAAGACCGGCTGGACGCGTTACAGCCAAGGCAATGACAGCGGCTCACTGAACGACACCGCGACTGGTGTGAACGTCATCACCAACCGCGCCGACATGCGTCTCGACCTGATCGCGCGCAACTTTGCTGAGGGCTTCGCCGAGCTGTTCAAGAAAATCCTGAAGCTTGTCTGCCAGTACCAGCAGAAAGAACAGATCGTCAAGCTGACCGGCGGCTGGGTGCCAATCGATCCGCGCGAGTGGAGCAACCAGTTCGACGTCTGCATCAACGTCGGCATTGGTATGGGCAACAAGGACCAGAAAATTCAGCACCTGACCATGCTGGGCCAAGTACAGGCACAAGGCTTGGAGATTGGCATCGCAACCCCGGACAACATCTATCACGCGGCTACCGAGCTATCCAAGCAGCTCGGCTTCAAGAACGCCGACAAGTTCTTCACCGATCCATCCAAGCAGCCGCCACAGAACAAGCCTGACCCTGAGCAGATGAAGGCTCAGGCACAGATGCAGGTTGAGCAGATGAAGCTCCAGTCGAGCACCCAGCTCAAGCAGATGGAACTGGAGAACAACGCCAAGCTGGATCAGGCCAATCGCGAGCATGAGCTTCAGCTTGAGACGGCCAAGATGAACATGCAGGCCCAAGTCGACGCCAACCGTCAGCAGGTCGAAGCCGACCAGAAGACGCTGGAGAGCCAGCAGCAGGCCCAGCTTGATGCCCTCAAAGAGCAGCAGAAGACCGAGCAACTGCGCATGCAGCTTGAGTTCGACCAGTGGAAGACCGTGGCCGACAACGAAACGAAAGTGTTGGTGGCGCAGATTCAGGCCCACACCAGCATGAGCAACGCGCAGACCAGTGCGGACACCAAAGGGGCGCCGAATGGCAACGCTTGAAGAGCGGATCTACGAAGGCAACCGGGCCAAGGAGTGTCTCGAGAACGAGGCGTTCATCTGGGCATTTGAAGGTATTGAGCAGGAGTTGACCGAAGCATGGCGAACCTCTCCAGCAAGAGACGCGGAGGGCAGGGAGAAGATCTATCTGTCGCTCCAGTTGCTGACCAAGTTGAAAGCGACGATCACGCACAGCCTGGAGACGGGCAAGTTGGCGGATCTGGAGTTGCAGCACAAGAAAACACTCGCGGCCCGCGCCAAAGAGATCTTGCGGTTCTGAAGGCCTACATGACTGGCCAATCCGTAATCATTCGCAAATGAATCCCTCGAGGGACAATCAATGAGCATGTTTATTCACCGCGCACTCGGCCATTTCCTCATGAACGAAGCCGGCGGCGACAGTGGCGGCGGTGCGCTTGACGTCAATGGCGGCGCGATGGCGTTTGCTGCATTGCTTGACCCGCCTGTTGCTACCGAGCAGCCAGAAGGCACCGAAGAACACCCAGAACAACCGGTCGAGCCTGAAGTCGAGGCTGAACTGGAAGAAGAACCCAGCGAGCAAGAGGAAGAGCCGCAAACCTTCACCGTCAAGATTGATGGTAAGGAGGTTCAGGTTCCCCTGAGCGAGCTGTTGAATGGTTACCAGCGTCAGTCTGACTACACCAAGAAGACGATGGAGGCCGCCGAGCAACGCAAGACCGCAGATGCCGTCGTCCAGCAGGCCCAGCAAGAGCGTCAGGAGTACCACTCCAAGCTCGAACGCATGGCTGCTCAGCTCGAAGGCGCCCTTGAACAACAAAGTCAAATCGACTGGAACGCACTGATCGAGTCAGATCCGGTGGAGTACCTGAAGCAGCAGCAACTCTTTCAACAGAGACAAGCGCTGTATCAGCAAAACGCTCAGGAACGCCAAAAACTCGCCCAGCAGTTCCAGCACGAACAGGCACAAGCCCACCAAAGTTACCTGGCCGAGCAGCAGGACAACCTCCTCGCCAAGCTCCCGGACTGGAAAGACGATGCCAAGGCTGCAGCCGAAAAAACCGCTATCTCGAAGTTCCTGAAAGATCAGGGCTTCGGGGATGAGGACATTTCGTCCATTGCCGATCACCGCCACGTGCTCATTGCACGAGACGCGATGCTGTATCGGGACCTCATGGCCAAAGCCAATGTGCAAGCCAAGAAGGTCCAAGAAGCCCCGCAGCGAGTGGTCAAGCCAGGCGTCACCACCAACGGAAATGCTGATGGTCGCACGACCGCCGCGAAGAACCACGCGAAGTCAGGAACCGTTGAGTCGGCTGCCGCCGTATTCGCCCAATTCCTTTAATTTCGGAGCTATATCATGACTGCCCCTACCGGTACTTTCCTCACCACGGCCGCCATCGGTAACCGTGAAGACCTGACCGACACCATCTACCGCATCTCCCCGACTGCCACGCCGTTCATCTCGCTGGCAGCCAAGGGCACTGCGACCAACACCCTGCACGAATGGCAGACCCAGGATCTGGCGGCTGCTATCACCACCAACGCCCAGGCTGAAGGTGATGATGCGTCCGCTAAAACCGTAACGCCGACTGTCCGCCTGAACAACCGCACCCAGATCTCGACCAAGACCGTGATCGTGTCCGGCACCCAGCAAAGCATGGACACTGCCGGCCGCAAGAACGAAATGGCCTACCAGATGAGTCTGGCTGCGCTGGAACTGCGCCGCGACATGGAAAGCTCGGCCACTCAGCTGGACGTCACCGCTACTGCACCGCGCCAATCTCGCGGTCTGGTTGGCTGGGTCGTGGACAACGTGAACCGCAACGCCGGCACCCTGGCGTCGTACACCGGCAACACCGGCCGTACCAAGGGCACTGCGATCGCGTTCACCGAGGCGCGCCTGAAAGACGTGCTGCAGAAGTGCTTCACAGCTGGCGGTGATCCGGATTCGATCCTGCTGCCACCGGGCGCCAAGCAGACCTTCTCCACCTTCACCGGTAACGCCACCCGTTTCGACAAGAGCGAAGACGCCAAGCTGTTCGCCTCGGTCGACGTGTATGTGTCGGACTTCGGCGAGCTGAAGGCGATCCCTTCGCGCTTCCAGGATGCGAACGACGTGTTCGTGCTCCAGGCTGACAAGTGGGCCATCTGCTACAAGCGCCCATTCGGCAGCGAAGACCTGGCCAAAACCGGTGATGCCGACAAGAAAATGCTCGTTGTTGAGTGGACTGTGGAAGCCCGCGCGCCTAAGGCGAACGGTGCGATCTACGACGTTCTGTGATCCTGACGGCAATGACCCAAGGGGAGCTTCGGCTCCCCTTTTCTTTGAGGAGAATTTGACATGCCCATGATCAAACAGAATGCCGACAGCTCGCTCGGCGTCGAGGGTAAAGACGGCGGCGACGGTGGGTTCATCCCGCTGACGCTGAACTACACCGCATCGATCGTTGACTGCACCATGTTCACCGCAGACCGCGCCTACACCGTCAAGGCCATCCGTGGTCGTGTCGATGTGGCGGGGACTGGTGGCGCCTGCACCGCTGTCATTCGCAAGGTGGCCAGCGCTACGGCCATCACAGCCGGCACCGCGCTGCATTCGGCCAGCTTCAACCTGGTCGGCACTGCCAACGCCCAGCAGACGCTGGTGCTCTCAGCCACGGCAAGCGACCTGTTGCTGGCTGCTGGTGACTCCATCTGCTTCGACCTTACCGGCACCGCAACGTCTGCCGTCGGCGCGATCAGCGTGTTTCTGAACCCGGCCTGATCTAACGCCCTTCACGGGGCGTTTTTCTTTGGAGTTCACCCATGAGCAATACCCTCGCAAATCCCATCACTGTGACGGTGACGGGCATCTCCTTCACGACTTCGGTTGCCTCGGCCAGCGCCACGCTGCCGCTCGATTCGGCGGGCAACGTGCCCAAGTACATTCGCGTCGCATCCACTGGCGCCGCGTGCATTCGCCTCGGCACCGGCACGCCTGTCGCGGTCAACACCGACCTGCTGATTGGGCCAGGTGACTCAGTGATCCTCGCTACTGGCGGGCTCACCAAGATTGCCGCGATCTGGGCTGATGCTGCCGGCAGCGGTGTGTTCTCCGGCGCCGGTCGTGTCCAGGTTTCACCGATGGAGAACGCGTGATGCTCGACCTCGATACGAAATTTCATTTCCACGATGGGAACATGACAGTCGAGCGCACGCAGGACTGCACGCCTATCGCCGAGCACACCAAGGCCCTGCACAACGCCGGGATGCATGGTGGGTCGGAAATGAAGCACGCGGCCAAGATTCCGTTCGTGATCATCGAGGACTACTGCAACAAGCACGACATCACCTTCCACGAGTGCATGGCCAACAAAGAGCACATGCGCCGGATGCTCAACGACCCTGATCTCTCTGTGTTTCGTATCTGGAAGGGCAAGGTATGAGCATCACCAACTACGCCGAATTACAGGCGTCCGTGGCGTCCTGGCTCAACCGTGGCGACCTGACGGCCAGCGTGCCGGACTTCGTCACCTTGGCTGAGTGTCAGCTTAATATTGACCTGAAGGCGCGGGCGATGGACAGCAAGACCACGCTGACCACTGTGGTCGGCACCAACACCGTGCCCTTGCCGACCGATATGCTCGGGATGCGCCGTATCCAGGTGCTGGGCAGCTACAATCAGCCGCTGTCCTACCGCTCCCCGGATGAAATCAGTGCCGATTTCTCCGCCAACACCTCAGGCATGCCGGCCGTGTTCACCGTTATTGGGTCGAACGTCGAACTTGCCCCGATCCCGGACGCTGTGTACTCGCTTGAGCTGACCTACCAGCAGAAGATTCCTGCGCTGTCAGCTTCCAGCACCACCAACTGGCTGCTGACCAGCTGGCCGAATGCTTACCTCTACGGCTCGCTGCTGGCTGCCACACCGTTCATCATGAACGACGCACGCCTACCGGTCTGGCAAGCGCTGTACAAGATCGCCGTCGATGGCATCAATGACACCGACTGGTACAGCGGCTCTACCATGAAGGTGCGTGCGCGATGATTCCGCTGATGGGGTTTGCGCCGGATGCCGACATCACCACGCCAGGCATCATCACGAGTTGCTCGAACCTGATCCCCTATCAGAACGGCATGGAAGGCGCCCCTGAGCCTGCAACGCCTGCAAGTACCCCAGCACTGGCGGCTGCTTGCACGGGCGCTGCTGTGGTGACCAAGCTGGACGACACACGCCGGATCATCGCGGGCACCGGCGCCAAACTGTATGAGCTTTCCGCTGGCGCATGGACGGATGTATCGCGGGCCGCAGTCTATACCGGTGGCGTGGACACGCGCTGGTCCATCACTCAATTCGGTGACGCAACACTCTGTGCGAACCGTTCCGACGTGATCCAGCGCTCGACGGGGGCTGCATTCGCCGATGTCGCCACCGCGCCCAAGGCTGAAGTCCTGTTCACCGTCGGCGCGTTTGTGATGGCGCTCAACACGAATGACGGCTCGGAGAAGCCGGACGGCTGGCATTGCTGTGCCGCCTTCGATGACACGTCATGGACGCCCAACCTGGCGACCCAGGCGACGTCCGGGCGGCTGGTGGCCACTGCTGGACGCCTGACTGCTGGCATGCGCTTGGGCGAGTACGCCATTGCCTACAAACAACGCTCGATCTACCTCGGGCAGTACGTTGGCGCGCCGACCGTGTGGAACTGGATTCAGGTCCCTGGCGGTGATGCGGGCTGCGTTGGCAAGGACGCGATCTGCGATATCGGCGGGGCGCACTTCTTCGTCGGCGATGACAATCTCTGGATTTTTGACGGCACTCGGCCAATCCCGGTAGCTGAGGGATACGTGCGCCAGTTCTTCTACGACAACTCGAATCCGGCCTACCGCTACAAGACAATTTGCGTGTTCGACCGGCAGAAGAACCTGGTCTGGGTGTTCTACCCGTCACTGG